GTGCAAGACGATAACGAGCAAAAGACAACTTTGACTGTGGCAACTCAGAACCACATTGGTGTTAACTTCACCAGTGCTGAACTGACCATGAGCATGGATGACTTTGCCGAGCGCGTTTTAAAGCCTCGCGTATCCCAGCTCGCGTCTACAGTTGATGCCAACGTGGCCGGTGTTTTTACATCGATTTATCAAACAGTTGGCACTCCTGGCACTACCCCCGCAACTGCTTTGGTTTTGCTGCAAGGCAATCAAAAGTTGAACGAGATGGCAACCCCTATGGGTTCGCGTTACACAACTGTGAACCCTGCTGCCAATGCGGCTTTGGTGAACGGCCTGTCTGGTTTCTTTAACCCAACCAACACCATCTCACGCCAGTTCAAATCGGGCATGATGGGCGAAGGCACATTGGGCTATGACGAGATCAATATGTCTCAGTCGATTACGTCTTTGACAGTTGGCTCACGCGCTGGAACTATTCTTGTGAATGGTGCTGTTAGCACTCAAGGCCAAGCAACAATCACACTAGACGGCTTGACTTCAAGCACCACAGTGGTTGTTGGCGATGTGTTCACAATTGCTAACGTGTTCTCTGTCAACCCACAGACCCGCACATCTACTGGCAGCTTGCAACAATTTGTTGTGACTGCTGCACAGACTGCAAGCGCTGGCGACATGGTGAACATGGCAATTTCGCCACCTATGTTCACTTCTAGCAATGCATTGGCAACAATTGACGCATTCCCTGCTGATAACGCTGCTGTGACTTTTGTTGGCACTGCTTCTACTGCTTATCCACAGAATTTGATCTACTGCAAGGACGCAATCACGCTGGCCACCGCCGACTTGATCATGCCCTCTGGTGTAGACATGGCTTCCCGCCAAGTTCACAACGGCATGAGCTTGCGGATCATTCGCCAGTACGACATTAACAATGATCGTATGCCTACCCGCGTGGACATTCTTTACGGCTTTGCTGCCATTCGTCCTGAGATGGCTTGCCGCCTCTGGGGTTAATTTAAAAAACATTCGGAGAAATACATCATGGCATTATCAAATATTGGCGGCGGCTCGCAAGTCGGCGATGGAAACACTGCTGAAGTTCCAATGGGTGTGCAAGCTGCACCCCAAACAGCAACGGCAACGGCAACTTTGTCTGTGGCGCAAATCACTGGTGGCATTCTGGTGGGTAGTCCATCAGGCACTGCTGCCACTTACACGTTGCCCACAGCAACTTTAATCGATGCAACAATGACCAACGCAAAAGTCAATAGCACTTTTGAATGTACAGTCATCAACCTTGGCACTACTTCAGGACTTATCACAGTGGCAGTTGGCACCGGCATTACAGCGGTTGGCAACTTGGTTGTGGCAATTACTGGGTCTGCTGCCGGTGTTAGTGGCGCGGCTCAATTCCTGTTTCGCAAAACTGGCGATGCAGCTTACTCAGTCTATCGCGTAGCCTAAAGCAATTGGCCTCACGCTTAAACCCGTGGGGCCATTTTTATGGTTATTTATTTGCAACATCCCAAGCACGGCAACAAGGTTGCCATTGCTGAAAGTGAAGCAATTGCGGATGAAAAAAATGGTTGGATACGCTACAATCTGAACACGCCTGAAACGCCAGTTTTAGATGCGGCTCCGATTGCAAATCAATTGGAAGTGAAGCGGAAATACAACCGAAGAACTTGAAGGCTGCCCATGTCTACTGCTGGCGATCAAATCAATGGCGCTCTGCGCCTGTTAGGTGTCTTGGCTGAAGGCGAAACGCCCAGCGCAGCTATCTCACAAGACTCACTCTATGCCATGAATCAAATGCTTGATTCTTGGAGTACTGAGCGCCTGTCTGTCTTTACAACAAACGATCAGACATTTACTTGGCCAGCCAATGCCGCAAGCAAAACGCTTGGGCCTACTGGTGCCTTTGTAGGGACGCGCCCTATTTTGGTAGACACATCAACTTACTTTGTTGATAGTCAAGGCATTAGCCACTATGTGCAATTTATCAATGAGTCTCAGTACAACGCCATTGCTGTAAAGACAGTCACATCGACATGGCCATCAGTTTGCTACGTCAACATGGGTTACCCAGATTTGACGATGTACGTCTACCCAGTACCTACGCAAGCGGTGGTTTGGCACATCATCAGCGTTACCAAGCTAGAGGAGCCGGCAACAATTGCAACTGAGCTTAGTTTCCCTCCCGGTTACTTACGCGCATTTCGCTACTGTTTAGCTTGCGAATTAGCGCCTGAGTTTGGCGTAGAGCCATCTAAGCAAGTGCTGCGCATTGCCATGACATCCAAGCGAAACTTGAAACGCATCAACAACCCAGATGATGTGATGTCTATGCCTGTTAACTTGGTTGTAAGCCGCAATGCCTACAACGTCTATGCTGGCAACTTCTGATGAAAACGCCAATTCTTGGTTCATCCTATGTTGCGCGGAGTATCAACGCGGCTGATAACCGCATGGTCAATCTGTTCCCTGAAATTGTTCTAGAGAATGCCGGCTTAGAGGCCGCGTTCCTGTCTCGGTGTCCGGGCCTGAGTTTGCTTGCCACAGTGGGCGCTGGGCCAATTAGGGGTCTATGGACTTATGACGGCGTTGGCTATGTGGTCAGCGGCACCGCGCTTTACTCAATCAATAGCTCTTACACCGCAACTTTAAGAAGTGGCGCAACGGCGATTGCTGGCACCGGCCCAGTGTCGCTGGCAGACAATGGCACCCAAATGTTCATTGCCACAAGCGCTGGCACCTCATACATCTATAACAAGTCAACAACTGTTTTTGCACAAATCACAGATGGTGATTTTCCGGGTGCCTCTGTAGTAGGTTATCTAGACGGGTACTTTGTCTTTGTTCAGCCCAACTCACAATTGTTTTGGGTGACCACATTGCTTGATGGCTTGTCAGTTGACCCTCTTGATTTTGCAAGCGCTGAAGGCTCACCAGATGGGCTAGTCAGCATGATCATTGACCACCGCGAGCTGTGGCTGTTTGGCACCAACTCAGTTGAAGTTTGGTATAACGCGGGAAATGCTGATTTTCCTTTGAGCCGCATACAGGGCGCGTTCAATGAAATTGGCTGCGCAGCGGCTTACTCAGTGGCCAAGCTGGACAACGGCATTTTTTGGTTAGGTGCTGATGCGCGGGGCCAAGGCATTGTTTACCGCGCCAATGGTTACACCGGCTCAAGGGTCAGCACCCACGCCATTGAATACGCGATTGCGCAGTACTCAACAATCTCTGACGCAATTGCCTACACCTACCAGCAAGAAGGCCACAGCTTTTACGTCTTAATTTTTCCAACTGCCAATGCAACTTGGGTCTATGACGTTGCAACGCAAGCTTGGCATGAACGTGCTGGGTTCAGTGATGGTTACTTTACCCGCCACAGAAGCAATTGCCAGATGGCGTTTAACAGCGAAATCATTGTTGGCGACTATGCCAACGGCAACATCTATGCATTTGACTTAGATGTCTATGCAGATAATGGCAGCATTCAAAAGTGGCTCCGAAGTTGGAGAGCTATTCCCACTGGGCAAAACAACTTCAAACGCACTGCGCACCACAATTTGCAATTGATTGCGCAAACGGGTGTGGGCCTGTCTGGTAACGCGCCAGAAGATGGTGATTTTTTGACCACTGAATCAAATAATTTTTTAATCACTGAATCAAATCAATTCATCATTACGCAAGACGCAACCTCAGTTGTGCAGGGTGCTTTGGCCGAAGCAATGCTGCGCTGGTCTGATGACGGCGGCCACACTTGGTCAAATGAACATTGGGAAAGTTTAGGCCGCATTGGTGTTTATGGCCACAGAACTATTTGGCGCAGACTTGGCATGACCGAGAAACTGCGTGATAGGGTTTACGAGGTGTCAGGCACTGATGCTGTCAAAGTTGCAATTATGGGCGCGGAGTTATTTGTGACTCCCACTGGCGCATGAGTGACCAGACCGCAAACCTAACCAACATCACGGCCCCACGGGTGCCGCTGGTGGATGAGCGCACCAATTTAATTTCGCGTGAATGGTATCGATTCTTTTTATCGCTGTTCCAATTAACAGGATCAGGCACCAGCACCATCAATTTGACCGACTTGCAAGTGGGGCCGCCTAATCCTGAGTACGGCCCAATTGTCACTGGCGGCACCAATAGTGTGGCTTTGCCAACCGCCGGGGCTGTGGCCTATGGCAACGGGATTGCTTATGCGTTTACGGGCGTTGGGTCAGCAGCTCAAGTTTTAACGAGTGCTGGCACTGGCACACCAACATGGTCAAGCCCCGCTACAGGGTCTGTAACTTCAGTTGGCTTAACCGCGCCAGCAATCTTTACAGTAACGGGTTCACCCGTGACCAGTAGCGGCACCATTGCAATTACATACAGCGGCACAGCATTGCCGGTGGCCAATGGCGGGACAGGCGCAACAACCGATGCAGGGACGGCCTACGCGCTTAAAGGTGCCAATGCAGACATTACCAGCATCACGGGGCTTACAACGCCCTTAAGCGCAACTCAGGGCGGCACAGCGCAAGCAACCTATGCAACTGGTGACATCATTTACGCAAGCGCTGTTAATACATTGTCAAAGTTAACTGTAGGTGTCACTGGTCAAGTTTTAAAAGTAACCGCTGGTGTGCCAAATTGGGAAACTGACACCACAACTGGCACTGTGACTTTAGTCAGCGTAGTGACCGCTAATGGCTTTGCTGGCACTGTGGCCACTGATACCACCACACCCGCGATAACCCTTACCACATCAATCTCAGGTTTGCTCAAAGGCAATGCAACTGCTGTCAGTGCTGCTGCTGCCAACATTGACTATGTGGGCATTACCGCCCCTGTAGTTAAAACGGCAAACTTCACAGTGGCTGATGGTGAAAGCTATTTGATCAACAACAAAACAACGACAAGTTGCACAGCCACTTTGCCAACTGCATCAAGTTGGTCAGGCCGCGCATTGACGTTCACAAACTATCAAGCACAGACATTGGTTTCAGCGTCTAGCAATGTGGTGCCTAGAGCTGGCGGTGCAGCCGCAACGGCAATCCTGGCAGCCACCGCTGGCGTGTGGACAACGCTTGTAAGTGATGGCACAAATTGGCTAGAAGTGGCGGGTGGCTAAATGGCAGTTCTTGCAAAAGTTTTAATCCCCGGCAAGACGGCTGAGTCTTCACAGACTACGCAATACATTGCTGACGGCGTTACAACCATCATTGACAAATTCACGGCCACAAATTATTCGGCAAGCTCTGCCACCTTGTCTGTGAACCTTGTGACAGCTTCAGGCAGCGCTGGCAATGGCAATTTGATTGTCAAGACCCGAACACTGA